CGAGCGGCGATCTCGTCGAAACGAGCGCAAACTCTGGGATCGCGGTGATTGGCGCGAGCAAGGTGACCAATGCCAAGATCAACCCCGGAACGAACTCTACGCTGAAGGGAACGGCTTCTGGTGCTGTGAATGATATTACGTTAGGTGCGGGATTGCTTATGTCTGGTACTACATTGAGCACCACAACTACTGTTGCAAATTTAGTACAGTTTACAGGAGGAATTTCTTACCCAACGTTAACTGGAATTGGTACAACGGCAATTACATATACGGCGTTTTCAGCGTATGTTAGATACACAAACCTCGGTTCGGACGTTCGGGAGGTTTGGTCGTATCCCGGAGGTGTTTATACTCCAACGTGGCCTGGTGGGGGGTCGGAACAAGCTGTGTACGTTGCATTTGTTCCAGACTACACGACAAAAAGTTTGAAGATTGTTGAATATTCTCTGTATCGAAGCTTTCCTTTCAGCCAAATCGCGGAAATTGTATTTTATACGATTGCGACGCGTGATACAGGAACAACTTTTTTCACAACGTTTGTTTCGTATATGGAAGGTTATTACGGAACAACATATGCCAATAAAATTAAAATATTCTCACAAGGCAGTAGTCTATTGAATTTGCTTGGATATAGATTGACCCCAGAAGCGACAAATTTTGGTGGTGCTGTCGGGCCGTATTTTAATTTAGCGTCTGGTTCTGCTGAAGTATCCGGTAGAAATTATTTAAATGATATTTTTTCAACCTATGTTATAACGGATGATCCTGCGGTTCAAGGAGCTTCTTCAGCTATGACTGTTACTGTGGCTGGTAGAGGAACAACTGGGAATGAAGGGCAACAGTTTTTTAGAACAACAGGGTCGGGAGCAAAAATTTTAGGAAGTTCATCCAATCTAATCTACGAACCTGTTAATGCAAATTCGACAGCAGATTATGTTGTCGTTGCAGCAACTAAATGGACTTGTTATAAATTACTCGTGTTCCCCGGATCACGCATCATAGTTGTCCAGCCACATAATCAAGGAGCGTTCAGTTCGGCAGCAACTGCTATCGCAACAACGCATATTTACGACACAGTTCCCTATAATACATATGACAGATGGATTCCGACAATATTTGTTGGTTACATGGCATTGAGAGGAAGTTTTAGTTTAACGAGCAGTTGGACTGCTAATGCCGGCCAATACGCGTTTTACGATAGAAATAAGGTTCAGTATGCTTAACAATTTAAAGGTTTCAAACCTTTAAATTTTTAAACACCGATTTTAGTTTTAATGCCCATTGCATTAAGCTCTTGTAATAAATTTTTGAAAGAATATGGTATATGACATCGTTTAATATTTAATGATTTGCAAACATGGCATTTTTTGTGTGTGCTGCTCGTCATGCCACAGTCTTTGCAGACATCTATTTGAAATGGGTCGCTATTTAGAAACATGCGTTCGTTTAAAAATTGTGTGGCTCCGTGTACCAAAACACAGTCTTTTTCCATTTCTCCAAAGCGCAATCCTCCACCGTGTGCTCTGCCACAGTTGGGTTGTCTGTGCAGTGTTGTGACTTGTCCGTGAGACCGTGCGTGCATTTTGTCTTTGACCATGTGTTTGAGGCGATGATAGTAGGTGGGCCCCATAAAGATTTGGCTTTCGATTCGTCTGCCGGTAAACCCGTTGTACAGTGCTTCAGAACCGCTGTAATCAAATCCGTGCTCTATTAACTGATTACACAAATCATTTAAAAGGGTGGTTGAGTTTTCCATAAAGGGATTTGCAATTTTAAATTTTTTTTGAGGTCGTAGTGTATATAGTTTACCCATCACAGTTGCAATGATTTGGTTAATCGTCATTCTAGAAGGAATACAGTTTGGATTGATGATTATATCCGGAGTCATACCGCTGTCGCTGAACGGCATATCTTCCTGGGGGTAAACTATGCCACACGTGCCTTTCTGGGCCATTCCGGAACAAAACTTGTCGCCGATTTCCGGCACTCTAAACTGAGCAATCACAACCTTAACAAGACGACTTCCATGTACTGTCATCGTGTCAACGATACGGTCGACATACCCTTCTTCTCCGTGTTGCACGATAACACTGCTATCTATAATTTTTTCTTCTTCGTTTTTAATTCTTATGGTTATTTTACCAATCAAAACATCTCCTTTTTGAACTTTTTGTCTAAGTTTGACAATGCCTGTGTGATCAAGAAGTCCGTAATTGCAGTCGCGGATTTTGACGTTGTTTGGCGGAATGTCTATTTTTTCTTCGACAAGTCCATTTTTCTTTTCTTCGGCTGTAAATGTGTTATATGTTGCTGTGCCAAATAGGCCTCTTTCAAGAGACGCTTTGTTGAGAATGACGCTGTCTTCTTGGTTATAACCCCCATAACACATTATTGCGACTATGGCATTGATTCCGTTTGGGTAATCGTTGATTCCGTTGAACTCCGCGACATCTGTTGTTACGAGTGGCTTTTGCGGATAGTTAAGGGTGTGAGAAATTGTTTCGGTTTTTAAATTATGACATGGAATGAAGCCGATGGCTTGTTTAACCATCGACGTGTAAAAACAGTTTCTAGCAGACTGTGTGCGGTCTGAAAACGGGATGATGCTGGCAACGATTCCAAATAGTCCGCACGGGTGGAGTTCCATCAGTTTGTAATCCGTGTTTGGGTTTTCAATTAAATCGGTAGGTTCGATTGCGGTTTTGTTGGCCATAATTTCGTTAATATCAACATATTTGATTAACTGGTTTTTTAAGCAAAAGTCGAAAGACGGGACAATTGTGGATTTAAATTTGGAGATTTTTTCCAGATCAAATACGGGTCTTATTAATCTGCCAGAGTCGGAAAAAAGTTCAACAATTTTTAAAACATGATTAATAACAATACTTATATTGTTGTCTTTTAAAAAGTTGAGCTCGTGAATTTTATTAATGTGCACCGACAAACAAGGCGTACCATTAATAAAAACAGGAAAACAGTTTGACAAATCTTTCTTCTCGCAGTTGCACACAATCGTGTTAGCAAATATATATATATCGCTAACTGGACACCTGCAGATACGACATGTCTCAAGAGACCTGAGACATGTCGTGCATGCGGTGTGTCCACATTTTAGAACCGCGTTCGTTTTGTTGATCAAGCAGACCGGGCATTCGACTGCCGAGTGGTATACTTTGAGCACATCTTTCGAGTCTAACGGCATGCGGCACTTTCGACACTTCTTCTTCGCCGCGCACGAGTCGCAGAATGCGTGTCCGCAAGTGGTGTGGATTACGGAGGCTGTGTTTCTCGAGCACTTTTCGCATATTGTGTGTTGGTTTTCAAATATTTGCAGTAGGTCTATAATTTCGCAGGTTGCGATTCCAACGGTAACCTCGCAAAAAATGGCCATGTTTAGCACCGTTCCCACTCCCTTGCCTTCTGGCGTTTCGACTGGACACAGTAGAAAGGCGCTTGAGGGGTGTATTTGCCGCAGCTCTGATGTCTTGGCTTCTTTCCCGTCCTTGCTTTCGGGTATGACAACCCGTCTTAAGCTGGAATAGTTTGCCAACAGTGAGACTTTCGGGTTCACAACTTGCGAGACCCCTGTTCTGATGTAAGTGTTTCTCTGAACCCCCCAGTACCCAGACGAAAAGCTGTACAGAATCCCTGTTGTAAGACCCGACGTGCGCAAAAAGTTTAAAATGTCTGGTTTGCGGTTTTTGATCTGCGACACGCATGATTTTTGAAACTTTTTGTACAACAACCTAAACAAAAAATAACACAACTCTCCTGCTGTTTCTACTCTTTTGTGGTTGTAATCATCTCTATTGTCTATTGATAAAACACCTGTTAAAGTCAAAAGATATTTTTTGATCATTAACGCAAGTAATTGCGCTCTTTGTTGTTTACTGGATGTGATTCCCAAATGGGGAAATAGATCCTGATCGATGCTCTTTTGGATATCTTCGATCGTCAGATCGTTGGAACAAGCGCCTTCTTTGTCGACACTGATGCTGACATTTCGAAACACGTTGATCAACGCTTCGGTGTCGTCCTCCTCTTCGGCCTCGTCATCGCTTTCGTGTTGGGCAGTGTCAATCGAAAACTCTTCGAAACACGTATTTCGGATATTTTCAAAATACCTTTCGTATTCGTTCGGAAGGTTGAACAGATCATAAAAATCTTGACTCTCTAAATGATATCCCAAAGATTTGAATACGATTCCGACAGGGACATCGACACATTTTCCTTTGAGTTTGAGAGAGACGAGGAGCTTGCCTTTGGCCATTTTCACTTGGACAGATGTTGAGTGGAACGTTTCATCGCACATGCTTCTCATTTCGCAAATGAGAATGTCCTCTTTCTGAGTCACGGTTTTGACAAAGCACAGTGGTTTATTGTAGGTCTTGCGGACTTGACTAATCAGAACGCGTTCTTTGCCGTTTATGATAAAATATCCGCCTTGATCAGAAACAGAATGTCCATTTAGTTGTTCATTTTCTTTTAAAGTGTGTTTGCGCAAATGGCACGCATCAGACAGAAGCATAATCGGGATTTTAGCAATGGGAACTCGGTAATATTCGTTGATCTGCGGAGTCTTACCCTCGTTGTTTTGAATCGTTTCGATTATATCAACACACACGTTCCCCATGTAACTCATGTCCTTGTTGCGAGCTTCCTGCGGATACAGCGGTCGGATGGTTCGGTCGTCATCTATGATGCTTGGGTGTTCCACGCAGATATTGGTAAACTTCAAGATATGACTGTCATACTTTGATGACTCGTATTTAATCGAGGGTTCATTATTAATGATATTTTTTAACCCTTTTGATATAAACCAATTAAAGGTGTGTAATTGATGTTGTATAAGACCTTTTTTGTCAAAATAGCTTTTGGTTATTTTGAGTCTATTTTTTTCTGACAACAGCGTTTGCATTTTATTTAACGTTATTTTTTAAAATTTAAAATCATTTTTTAATGTTTTAAACAACATTAAAAAATTATATTTAAAATTACATGTTTACAGTTTTGACGGTTCGTACGACTTTAGGGGCCGCGACTTTTTCTTCGTCGTCGTCATCGTCGTCGCTGAATTCGCTTTCGGACTTGTTGTTGGTGGGCTTTTTCCACTGAGACGTGGCCTTTAAAGCCCACCCACCAGACCTTTTAATCATGGACTTGGCAACATGTGGCTGGCTCCATTTTACGACCAATACATCATGAACCTTTACTTGCAATGCCAATTTTGAGCCAATAAAAATACTCTCAATCTTTAAAGATGCTATAAACTGTCCATATTTTTTGGCGATGGTTAATGGGTCATCGATGGTTTTATAATTGACTGCTGTGGGTCTTCCGTCAACCATGACTATATCATCCCCTTCTTCCTTTTCGGTTAGCACTTTTGTTCTCTGTTCTGTAAAAATGGTTTTAAATTTACCTTTTCCATTTTCATCCTCGACAAACAGAATTTTGGGATATAATTTGGGTCCGCCTGCATGTCCAACTTCTCCCTCTGTCCAGGTTAATCCTTTCATCGAATCAATTTGGCCTTTAAATTTATTTTGAAACGGGCTTTCCTTTAAATGCTTTCTGCATGCAACAGCCAATTCTTCATATTTAGCTGCCCACTTTATTTCATCGACACTAGGATTGTTACGATCGTACAAACACAATGAAATCTGATAAGAGCATTTGTTTTGATCTAACATATTTTGATTCAGACCAAACGAAAATACTTCTCGGGTTTCAATTATCAATGGCTTAATTTGATCTAAACTTTTGAACCACTTTTCCGAAAGATTCTCTTTAAACCACTTTTTAGAAATCAAGATAGTATAACGTTCGACCGGAATACCACACATCAAATTTGGATTTTCTCGACAAAGATCTGTGGCATTGAACACCATAAAATTTTGCAAAATTTCGTCGTTGTAATTAACGTCCTGATACACATTGGGGTTAATATTATAGAGAAATGATTGTTCAGCCAAATCAGAGTCAATGTTAATCTTGTACCAGTCGTAATCAACCAGGATTTGGTAGTTTCCATCTCCAACAATTGAACAAATTTGTTCAACAGAGTCAACGGTTTCCAGTCGTTTTTCTAAGTCGGTCTTCTTTTTTTCGACAAGTCCAATCTGCGAATCAAAGTCGACAAGTTCATTAAAGTCATAGAATGATTGTCTAATATTTTCGATTTTTCTGGGTTTCGGTCCAGTCATTGCAACAAAAATTCTGCTGAACGTGATATTGCTGGGGGCCGAAGGTGATTTGGATGGTAATTTAAACATGATGGGGTTTGAAAAGACTAAACGCTCAGCATTAAAGTGTTTCAAGTTGGTCAAAATCAAGTTGTTGTTGTTGTAGTATAAATCAAGGCGATTATAATTGGTATCTTTAATAACGATTGTGTTTTTATTGTTTTTTTTATCTTCCATTGCTTGTTTTATTAATCTCTTTTTTTTTAAAAAAAATCAATTTTTCACATTTAAATTTTACTTTGGCGACAGGTGGAGTGATTTTTAACACCTTTTTGATGTTAAGCTTGTCTGTCTCCTCTTTTCTCAACTCGGGCGCTCTGCGCCCTCGTGAGGTGGTGAAACCACCGAACTCTCTTCAACTCGGGCTCGTGAGGTGGTAAAACCACCGAACTCTCTTCAACTCGGGCTCGTGAGGTGGTAAAACCACCGAACTCTCTTCAACTCGGGCTCGTGAGGTGGTGAAACCACCGAACTCAATTCGCTCGTCTCTCTCTCTCTCTTTAACACCTTTTTGGTGTTAAAAATTCTTGCTCGTCTCTCTCAACCCAATGTTATTCTGGAACCTTGTAAACATGGTTAATCAACATATTCCAGTCAATATCTTTAAAAAGATCGTGTTTCTTAACCTGTTTTGCACCTCGGTATCCCAATCGTTTTTTTGGATTCGTGGTCAACAGACGCGAAACAAAATCTACAGCGTTTGGTTGGTTGCGAGTGGTTCTCTGCACTTTTTTTATCAAAGATGTTGGCGAGTCAGCATTTTTCTCGAAAATGCCCTCGTCCAACAACAACTCTGAAAACAAAATTCCAGCCGACCAGAAATCGACAGCACATGTGTATTCTGTTTCGCTTGACACTTCTGGAGCAATGTAAGGGATTGTACCAAAGTATCCTCTGGCTTTTCCACGCTTGTTGGTTCTGATCGATCCTCCAAAATCTACAAGCGTTAAATAACCATCGTCCTCGACCATGACATTTTCGAGTTTGAGGTCTCGATAAATGATGCTGAGAGAGTGTAATGCTTCCAACGCCAAGATAAGCTGCGATATGTAGAAAATAGAACGCTCAAGAGAATAAAGGTTGTCAACAACCTTTTTTTCAAACAAATCGCCAGATGAGTAAAATTTCATCACGATGTATAAATGTTTACATGTTTCAAAAAGATACAGTGGGCTGGTTAAAAATGATTGATTTTTAATCAGCTGATTGATCATTTTCTCATTATGTGCATGTGTTGCATTTATATCAACGATTTTTAGAGCGTAAAGAGTTTCGTGTCGCTTAGCCAGCTTTACTTTGCCGAACGCACCACTTTGCAAATCCGATGTAACCTCAAACTCCGCAATTGACGATATTGGGTGTTCTTGGGTTATTTCAAACCACTTGTTCATAACTTCTGTTGGTTTGATGTTGTGTTGTTGTTTGAGTGCAATGGCAAGTTCTGCTATATTTTGTGTTAAAAGTTCCATATTCATATTTATTTATTTTTTTTATTTTTCGATTTTTAAAAATCATTTATTTAAAAGACTTGTTGGTCTCGAGGCAGTTATACCCGCAAAAATAGATTTTCTTGTTTCTAAAAACCGTAGCAACTTTATCATCGTTGAGCTCTTTTTTGCACTGTGCACATTTTTCTAATTCACCAGAACAGCGGGTAATACGCCGTTTTGATTTGGTGGGCTCGACTGTGGGATTAAGCGAACTTTTAAATTTTTCAATAAAATTTGGATTGTCAATTTCGATTAGGTTGTTTTCAAGCAAGATTAACTCTCTTTCGATCAAATGCTCCAATTCGACGACCAAATCATCACTGTGCACATGTTGTATGTTTTTGACCAGTGGTTTGCTTGCATAACGAGTCAAAAACATTTGAATAAACTTCTCTGAGAATGGTCTGTTTGTATACGGGTTCGTTGGGACGTCTTGTTCCTGAAACATGGTATACAAACTGTAAATGTTAAAACAGTAGATCTCGTCAGTTGAGTCGTCGGTATAAAATACAATGTCCTCGTCGTTTTCGTTTTCAACGTCTTGGCGATTCTTACAAATTGACTTGATATCCGGGAGTTCCACTTGCTTGGCCGGCTTCGTCCACAAGAGGGACTTTGTGGGTTTTCTGACGAGCGACGAACCAATGTACATATTTTCGAAAAAGCTATTCACAAACTTTACTCTTTCATCTTCAAGCTTCTCTAATACAAAATCCTGTGTTTTTTTAGGAACGTTCTGTACCATAAATATTTCTGGTAATTTATCAGCGTCTGTTAAGAAAGGTAGTGTTCCTGGTAGATAAATTTGTTCGCGCAATCGTTTGACGAAGACAGAGCTTGACACAAAACTGAGGTTAATTTTCAAAAAAACAATCAAATTGGCAAGCAATCTAACAAATGAGTCGCCATCCGTGGAATTTTTTTGAATTGTATGCACCACAGTTTCAATAAAATCACTATTAATAGATCGATAAGATATAGGAACGTTTCCTTTGATCGCATCTTGAAGAGCGTTTGATAGCTCGTATTTAGCAACCAAAATCATTTCTTCGTTTGAATTGTTTTTTTTCAAATCATTAATATATTCAACCTTGTTATGATTCCAGACTCGAAGATACTCTAATTCTGTCTTAAACATGTCTTCGTCCTGTAATCTGATTCCCTTTGTAGAAGTATCAATTGCGACGATTAATCTATAAATTTCGGAATTTTTGATGATGGTTAAAACTGATCCCTCTTGAAATTTAGTGCTTAAACATTGCATATCATAATATTTATTTGTGGGTTGATAAAAATTTTCCTGATTATACACAATAAATTTTTTCAAATCTATTAATCCTTCAAAGTCTCCTTCCACCGGATGAATATAAATATTATTAACCAAATCTTTAACCCATGGGATCTTTTTGTATAAAAATTCACAATCTTTATTGGTTATATCAGTTTTAAACTCGGTTATCCGAACCGGTTTTTGGACAACGCTGCCAGCAAATACCGGCTTAGTGAAATTGCCCTCCTCTGGAAACTCAACAAGCTGTGTTAATTGCTGCTCAGACTTCTGTTGCACCACATTATCTCTTATCTTCTGCAACTTATCCTCAGTCGTCAGGCTTTGCCAATCTGGGCGCTCAGAAGAACGTGATGACGAAGACGAACGTGATGACGAAGACGAACGTGATGACGAAGACGAACGTGATGACGAAGACGAACGTGATGACGAAGACGATGAACTTTCATCGTCGCTTAGATCAACTGCCCATATATCTCGTTTGAAATATTTTTTAAAAAAAATATCAAGTGGATATTTTTGATCCACAAATAACACAGCAAACTTTTTGAACTGATTTAATGGGATAATTCCATCTTCCAGTTCAAACTGAAGATGACGAATCATGTCTGAATATGCTGCGTTTTTGGAAAGGTTAATATATTCTGTTAAAATGGCCACCACATTTTCTAAGGTGGTATCTTCTTTTTCTAAAATTTTGCCGAAGCTGTTTTTTAAGAGGGTCAAATCGTCTTGATCAACGCTTAAAAGCCGTGTTCGTTCCAAATCGAACATCTTTTTGATATCTAACAATTTTGTTGACTTTTCTTTTGACATTTATTAATTACTTAATCAACAAAAAAAAATTTATTTTAATTTTTAAAGATATTTTATCTTTAAAATTTAATTCTCGTTCTCATTTTCAAATGATAAAGCAACGGGGTGTGCCTGGATTGCGCCGAGATCAAAGTCTTTGAGATACAAACCGTCTAGCGTTCTAACACGGGACAGTGCCGTATAGGCCTGCCCGTATTCGAACACATCCCTCAAATCAACAAAGACACAGTCCAAAGTAGAGCCTTGTGAAGAGTGAATGGTTAAGGCATATGCTATTTTTAGCGGGATTTGAGTGACATACCCAACCTGTTTGACTGTGCCGTGAACAACAGCGTGTAAGGTAAATTGTACCGGCTTCACACAAATCTGGCCACACAAAAACTCAACAATCGGCAAATCGTCTGTAGTAAAACCAACCACAACTCCACGACTACCGTTTACAAGTTGTGTACTTTGATTGAATGTGAGCATCACCTGAGCGCCGAGACACAGTTGAAGTTTGTTTGGGGTTGTAGAATTTTTTATAAACGTTTGTTTTATATATTCAAACGACGTGGGATTTAAACTCTTGGTGTTACAAAACATCATGTTATATTCACGAAACTGATGACCTTTCGCAGCCAGCTTGTCTAATTCCCGGTCGTTTATGACAGCCACCGCTTTTTTGGTGCAGAAAAGCTTTGTGGGCTTGATGGTCAGATTTGGCGAAGGACTGCAAACCCTCTTTTGCAAAGTAGTTATGACATGGTCATCAACGATACCACGCCGTATTTTGTTCAAGACGCGTTTGAACACGTCGTCTTGTTGCCGCACGATACACCTCAGCTCCACAGTCACGTCGATGCACTTTCGAAAGCTCTGCGAGGCGACGATCAGATCTGCACTGTCACTAACACACGGCAACTGGAACAGATCACCCGTAAATACAAGCTGTACCCCCCCGAATGGTTTGGAGGAGCCGCGAATTTTGCGGGCCAGTATTTCAAGTTTTTCAAACAGCTTTGGATCCAACATACTTACTTCGTCTATAATCAGGGTTTTCATGTTTTTCCATATTTCGAGTTTTTCGCGAAACGTGGTTAATTTATTGTACAACTTGTTAACATCTTCTTTGCCAAGGCCAATCCCAAGATACGAGTGCAAAGTTACTCCGCCGATGTTAAGTGCTGAGATACCGGTAGTTGATGTTATTCCCACCGTATTTTTTTGGCTGTGTGTGTTATAATAGTGTTTGAGGACCGCGGATTTGCCTGTTCCGGCGGGCGCGTGTATAAACACGTTGCGCCCTTCGCCAATCAGCCTCAAGACATGTGCTTGCTCGGGGTTTGGGTTAAACGAGTTGGTGGGTGGGTGTTGCTCGATGTACTTTTTCCAGTACATGTGCCAAAAATGGGGGTCGGTAAAAAACATGACATCTTGATAAGGTAAATTGGTCAAAATTTCGAGTTTTAATTCTAAAGGTAGTTTTTCCATCTTTTTATTTACATTAATTTAAATCAAATAATCATTTTTAAATAACGTCGCGGAGTCAGCGCCCTGACTCCTGGAGCCATTCTGAGTTTGCTCTGCTCGTAAAATTTTCTTAATACAGCTAAGATCTGTTTTTAACTTTGTAAGTGAAATGCGGTTTTTTGCTTCGGTGTTGATACTTAGGAAATCTTCCTCCTTTATAAATGGGTTTTTAAGGGATAACCAAAAAAAAATTGCAGAAATCCATAAAGTGTTAATATTGTCGGTAAGCGGCTTACCTCTGATTGAGTGTATTCTCACAATTACCTGCTCTATTTCATCATAGTATTTAATTGAGATGCCATACTTAAAGATCAGTTCCTGTAGCTTTTCCTTATGTGTTGAAATGAACGAATGCCCAGAGGAGGGGTCGGGTTCGCGAGATTGCCATCTGAGTTCGCCCATCTGAGTTCGCCCATCTGAGGTTGAGTCGTTGTCGCATAGCGATGAACGAGCTCCCGATGTCGCGAAGCGACACATCGGGTACATTTTTTCAAACACTCCGGTATTTTCTTGCATCGCAATCTGGCACAGTCGAATACCTTTTGCACCGTGTATTCGTGTAAGATTAAACTTTTCCAACAGGGTTTTAAAACTTGTGGGTCTTTTTAGATAATAGTACGCGTAATACAAAGATGCGCAAAGTATTGACTTTCTGTTGGTCCCTTTGACGGTTTTCGTCTTGGTTGTTAGAATAAAAATTTTTTCAGCAATCTTAAGAACTGATACATCAACAATTCCATAATCTTGCTCTAACACAATCCAGGCTGAAGACTTTTGCGGACTCTGAGTACATTGTGTCACGACAAATTTATCTACATACAACTTTTTTTCAAAATGAATTGAACAATCAACACATGTTGAGGTTCCGTTACCCTCGAGTATTAAGTTTTTATGATTACACATTTTAATTTGTTTATTTAACCTTTTTTAAAAATCATTTTAAGACAATCTGAGAAGCACGTAAAATTGTGAGATTGGGTTAGATTGCAGTTAATAAATGAAAGATAAGAAAAAACTGGTGTTGTTGGATCTAGACAACACTCTGATATGTGCTGAAGATTTGAATGCCCCTTTTGATTTGAGTAAAATGGAAAAGGCCCGACAAACGTTTAAAACTGTTAGAATGCAAGATTATTATGACATTTTTGAAAGACCTCATTTGCAAAAGTTTTTAGACTACCTGTTTAAACACTTTAAGGTTGGAGTGTGGACTGCTTCTTCAAAAGAGTATGCAATTTTTATAGTTAAAAATTTTATCACCCATCCAAATAATGAACATAAACAGGAACGCCACATTGACCTTTTTTTATGTTCACATCATTGTAACGTATCCAAAAAATTTTTCAAAGGAACACCAAAAGATTTACATCTAATCAGCGACAAATGGCAACTAGAAGATATTCAAAACCTTCTTTTAATAGACGATTTAGAAGAACTTGCAAAACCTCAGCCCGACAATGTAATTGTTGTTAAACCATTTATGTACGACCGAGACGACGCATATAATGATACCGAGCTTTTGAAGACAAAAAAAAAATTAAAAACTTACTAAATAAATGAAACATCAGTTGATTTTATTTAGTTGTCTACTATTAGTTGTCAACGGTTGGCACTTTGCCACAACAGACGAAGAATGTGACGAACGAAGCCGCTGCGCACCTTGGCTAACTTGTGTCGACGGTAAGTGCACACGATGTAAAAAAGCTGGAATCGCTTGCGATCCAAGCGACGGAACCTGGGGATGCTGCAAAAGATTAACATGTACCAAAGTCCCCGGTCTAAATTCTAGCATTTGCGAGGTTTCCAGCAAATGCACCAAAGACCAAGACTGTCAGTTTGGCTTAAAATGTGTGCAGCGGCTTGGAGAGTGTGGGGTGTGCAAAAGCGATTATTCGTTTTGCACATTGCCGTACGACTCCGGCGAGTGCTGTAGTAACTATTGCTCCATCTTCCCAGATCATCCCGGAATTGGGGTTTGTAAAAGTTTGTAAAAGTTTTAATGGTTTTTAACCATTAAAACTTAAAAAGTTCGTCTCTCTCTTCTCAACTCGGGCGCTCTGCGCCCTCGTGAGGTGGTGAAACTACCGAACTCGTTCGTCTCTCTTCTCAACTCGGGCGCTCTGCGCCCTTGTGAGGTGGTGAAACCACCGAAAAAATGCTCGTCTCTCTTCTCCACTTGCAAGCCAACTTTCTTTAGAGCAACGAAAATGAACACGCAAAAGTTCTAAATCGCTTTCAGAAAAGGTATAATACTGCAATAAATCAAAAAACAATGTTTTTTCCAATATAGGTTTGTTCGGGTAAATATTAGCCATCAAACAAATTAAATCTTCGACATTGATTTCATTGTAAAAAAGCCGAATAAGCTGTTGGAGACGCAGGGAGTCGGGCTCGTTGCCCTTTTGACAACGAGCGCCTGATCGACTAGTTGCTACATAATTGTATAAGGTTTCAATTATATTTTCCTTTTTTTTTCTGAAAAGCTGTTTTGCCCATGGATTGTCAATCCAATTGAAATTTATTGCATCTAAAAAGTCCAAAGTTGTTGATATGTCTAAAAAGTTTGTGATATAAAAAATTTCATTTGAGAAAACATGGGCTTTGTTTTTATTACGTTGTTGATGCATTTTAAATAATTTTTAATTGGGTTAAAAAATTCATTTTTGGGTTTCTTCATCAGAACAGCTATAAGTGTCATACTCTATTTCTGTCGTTGGACGAGTTAAAAGTTGAAGGCTTTTTACGAAATCGGTTTTACTTGTCAATTTACACCCCACTTTTTTGGCGTTTAAGAGTTTTGCCGACTGTTTTCCATCCAGTGTATTAAAAATTACGTCCGTGGTTTTTTGAGATACGGAACTGGCGACTTTACCGCCAAGTTCTACGATCCTTTTCTCGAGAGAAGAATCTCTAAAACCGGTAAACACAAATGTTCTGCCCCTGAACCCATCATTCTGGACATTCAGATTGTGCAACACTTTTTCGCCGTTGGGTAGTGACGAATCGGTAATCCCCACCAACGATTTGATATGTTTTACACGGTTCAATCCGTCTATCCAATAAGGAATAATTTTATTTACCATTGTATAGGTGCTTAGACCATCGAACTTTGAGTTTTGCAGATCATCCACCGAACTTTGAATAGGGATTGTTTGAATCTTTTTTAACCCAATTCCTTCTCCAAACACGTTTAATGCGGCCAACAATTCGTGATATGTTGCGTTTTGTACTTGTGTATAAATAGACGACGCGATTTTATGCGCTAATTTTATACCAATTCCGTCGGCCGTGCTCAATGTCGGCGAAGCCGGGTTTTGCAACTCTTCCACTGTTGCTTCAATAACTCTTTCAATTGTAGTAAATCCGGCATTGTAAATTTTTAACATCGTTTTATCTTTACAATTTAAACAGTTTAAACTAGTAAAAAAATATACCATTTTTTTAATCACAACATCTTGAGGATCATCTCTAAAAGTGTGATACAAATCAACCGATTCTGCTGTTTGTCCGGAACGCCCGAGCTCCGCGCTGAAAGCGCGTCGCGCGACGCCTCCAGCGTCGAGCTGCCATGTGCTGTTTTTTGGCAGCTCTAGCATAATTTTTCTGTCAGTTTCCAAAACAGCAACAATATGTGGAATAACATCTCCACGTCGTGTAATCAGAATTGTCGCACCTGTTACAATATGATTATCAACAATATATCGCGCATTAAACCCAGTTAAAGAAGAGATAACGACACCACTCAACTTAACCGGCTCGACGAGAACACGCGGTTTGTATTTGCCGCTTTTCGACAATGCCCACATCACTTCGGTGACCACGGTTTCGGCGGTTTCTCCTTGAATCTTGAATGCAAATGCGTACTTGGGGTTATCCGAACTGCTACGAGTATATGGTTTGTTGACCGATATTACCAGTCCATCAATCTGATACTTGCTTTTTTGTTTTCTGCGACTCAAATACGCCGATAGTTTAGATTCGTTTATTTTGTGTTGTTTAAGTTTTCGATTATACACAACCTTGAATTCTAACAATCTCAATTTGTCTATTTGTTCAGCGTATGATTGTTGTAACGTGGCATTTGGGTCAATTATTTCATATGCAACAAAGTCAATGTCTTTTAGCACGTCAGAATCCGGAGAGTGTTTGGCCAGTTGGCCGCTCACCATGTTTCGCGCGTTTTTGAACTCGTTTTGGTACTTGGCGAAGTTTTCGTTCGACACGACCAACTCTCCTCGAACCATCAGCGCAGAAACACCCGACAAACTCGGGAGCTGCAATCCGCAACCAATCAAATGAGTAATGTCAGTTCCAACCGTGCCGTTTCCCCGACTGTAAAGCATCACCCGCTTCCCTTCCACTCTCAGCAAACAACTTACTCCGTCCAACTTTTCCTCAACTATAAACTCTATATCGTCATATTTGCTTAAAAAACTCTTCAACTTCTCTTCTGTATTGTATTTGGTCAAACTACCCATAAAAACAGGCAAATCGACTTTTTTCCCGAAAGTAGGTGAACATCCGACAGTTGCAGATAATTTGAAATGATTGCACAATGCATCATAGTCTTCATCCTTCATTATTGGGGTGTCAGAATTAAAATAGGCAATATCAGCCTTGTATTTTAAAGTTTTTGGATCCATTTTATTAAATATTTTTTTAGTTACACCAATCATTTTTTGCGGATTTGATAAATTTTAATGTTGCTAAAACATTAAAATTACTCAACCAGAGGGAAAGCCGATCAGAGTACCAAAACATATTGTGTTATCAACTTTTACATTCGTAATTTGAATTGTTACCAATTTGTTTATAACACTGTCGTCTGCAAATCCTCGGACAAAAATTTTTAACGGCCCAATATCAACCCACTTATATTTACTAATTGCACTTTTTTTCAAGATAGCCTGAAAAACATGATTAATTGTCGGAATATAAACATCTGCTCGGAATTGAACATCAAAAACAACCTGTCCAGAGTTGTTTAAACGATTGTCTAAAATATTGGTAATTGTAACATTAAAAATGTATCCAACATTTTTATAGGTTTGTGGGTATTTTTCGATAATCATTCGTTTTAAAACTTGAAATAGATCGTGATTCAGCAGACGTGGGTGCACGACCAATGTCTCAACGAACAATTGTTGTTTCAAGTAGGGGTCCATTTACTTGTGGTTTTTATTATTTTTTTAATCATTTTTCAGACAAAACCAAGTTGTATTCGGTTCCGTCATAGATGTGCTGTCTTTTGGAACAATTCCAACTGGCGGAGCTGATGGGGTCAATAAGTCCAATTTGCATTGTCGGAAGAAACCTCGAGAAACAACTGACCATCAATAGAAGATCCACTAGTGGTAGGAGACAAAAACATCAACCAGGCTGGATATCTTAAATCCGGGCAAGTTGACGATTTCAATTCGGGAAGAGATGGTGAGGATATGGTTTACTCCAATTTTAAAACATTATCAAACGTCCCCATTACAACTTGATGCGCCACAACAAGAATTGTTTTTGTTGGGAAGGTCGTCTTAATCTTATTAAATATTTTTGTGCTCAAATCCTGATCCAAGTTTGCTGTACACTCGTCCAACATGACAATTTGTTCCCCCAAGATTTCTTTGAACGTCAAATCAAACGCCAGTTTAACTCTGGCGTATTCTCCGGTGCTTAGCGATTTATAATCCACCCTGTTTCCTTTATAGTTGATAATGGTATCAATCTGTGGCCGTTTCTCGTGTAAAAGCTCCAACACAATTTGTATTGGGTCGCCTGTGCTTTCAGAAAAAAAATCTTGCAAAAAAAGACTCAAATGCGTATTAATTATATCAATCATAAATTGTAACGATTCGTGCTCGGATTCAACCACTTTCTGTTTAAATAGTAATATTTTGATATATTGATGTTCCAGTTTTTTTTTTTTATTTGCAAGTTCTGTAAGTTCTTGTTGAGTAGTATCATATTTTGTCAGCCGAGCTTGAAATTCGGCGTACTTCTCAAAGGACGCCCACCAATTTAAATATTCCTCAATTTGATCAAGTTGATCGTTTAAATCAGAAATGGTGATCTCCCAACCTCTGGATGGGGTTATTTCTTTAATCTGTTCATTAAAATTATATAGTTGTTTTTCAAGTCGTTGTTTTGTTTTAAATTTCTCAAGGTCCATCTGCCTTTGACGCAAGAGCTCTGACACAGACGCAATTTCATCCAACAAACACCCACTAGCGACCTCGTCGTACGCATTCTTAAACGTCTCAATCTTGTTCAAGATACGCTTCTTGATTTTCAACTGTTGTAAAACATTACCATGTTTTATGGTTAATTTGTTATGCTCTTTTTTTAACGACAACAATTTTTCGAGTTCGAGATCGAGATCGAGATCCAACCCTTCCTCTGCCCCACCCAAGTTCTTCTCCATTTTCAACAGATATTTAGAGGGTTTAAAATTCTTTAATTGGTCAAGCTGAGCAGATGATTCAATGTAACTGCTTACGTTTTTAATCTCGACTACAATCGTCTCCAAATTTCTCGCCCCAATTACACAATTATCCTGAACCAACCGATCTTTCGTCTTTTCCAACTTTTTAAGTTTATCTTTAATTTGAACCAACCGATTAACCTCCACTTGCATTGGGTTGTCTCGAGAATCGGGCGATTCGTCGCGACCATCGGACTCGACTTGTTCAAATGTGTCAAGATTGATTGTCAACGTAGTTTGACAAACCAAACACCGATACCTCTTCAAGAACGACCGCTTCAAAGCAGCAATTTCGTCGTTACATCTCCCCAAGTCATGCTTAGACGCAAACTCTATTGCGCGTTCGTATTCGAGTTTTTGCATCTTCAGACCAGATAGATACTTGTCTGGCTCGTCCAGCGGCTCGCAAAGAGTGCCGGATGCCTGCGCGCACAGTTTTTGGTATTTGTCGACTTTTTGCTCCCAATCGTCGCGTTCTTGTTTCAGAAGCTGTTGGTATTCCACGCGTTGACTTTTTAGCTCTTGTGCTTTAATAGATTCGTTCAGCTGCTCAAGCTGACGACTGATAATGGTGCTGGTCTCGTCGGTTATAGCTTTATATTTTTCTAGTTCTGTTAGCGCATCTTTCACGATTAAAAATTTTTCTCGTTCTTTTTGAAACAACAAACTCTGTTTTGTCATCTGCTTCAGCTTAGATTCAAGGTTCAACACTTGTTGTTGAACACAATCGTCTACTCCGGAATTGAGTTCGGTGGTTTCACCACCTCGCATTCGAAGTAGCGATATTTCACTTTCAATAACCGATTTTTGGCTTGTCAACTCATTCCACTTTTTTTGTTTAGCTGTCATTACATCTAGCAACCGCAAAAGTTCTGTTTTCTTTATCAACAGCTCATCTTTACCCACTTTGTGAGATTTGCCCACCCAAACAGGTTTTTCCATATGTTCTGGTTTTTCGATCAACCCAGCCATAGATGCTGCAGTTGACAATTGGCCATCGATAACGGCCAGTTGTTTATTAAGTTCGGCTACTTTATTTTTTATCTTGAGTTTGAGGTCTTTGACATTGCAGTCTGCGTTAACAATTTTTTCAAGAAAGTCCATTTTTTCAAAATGGGAAAGATCTAGAAAAAAAACACAACTGTTTATAACACCAAAATATTTATTAAGTAACACTTGCGCCTCCTTGTCTTCATAAACACAGTTATTCCAATTAACATATAAAATATTTGGTCGTTTCGTTCTTTTAATTTTGAAATCTTTGTACTCCAAAACAGCTTCGCAAGTTGTTTTGTTATGCGATATTAGATATTTTTGCAACGTCGAACCATACAATGCAAACTGTATAGCTTGCAATATAGTCGTCTTTCCTTGCCCACTTGGACCACTAATTAACGTGAGTGTATCATCATCAAACTCAAACGATTGGTAATGATAGCATTTAAAGTTTTTTAATGTAAGTTTCATATTTATGTTTAATTTTATAGTTTTTTTAGTTTCATTTTGTTGAGCGAGATGCCTTAGGCATCACGACCAGAGGTCGGTCGCGAGCGCAGTTGGGGACTTTGCCCAACTAGGTCTGTGGAGAAAGCGATTACACGTTAAGGACACCCAACATTGTGTGTTGATAAATTTTTAAAAGTTTTTAACCTTTAAAAATCCGAAAAGCAGGTATATTGACGACAACCAGCACACGACTCACAAGCATAGTCTCCCCAACCGGAGGGCTCATATGTAATTTTTGTGTGACTGCGATAGTCGCATCTGACACATGTTTTCTCTTCGCAGTTTAGACATCGGCCCGACTGCAAGGCTCCAAAACACTCGGAACAAATTATTTCAAGGGTTTTATAATTTGGAAAAGTTTTGTCAAAAAGCGGTGAAAATTTTCTCTCAAATGTTTTCAACTGTTTTAATTTTTCAACGTTAATTAAATCAGCATATTGAATCAAAAATTTTTCACTTACAAGTTCTGCGATTGGATAAAAGGACCAGGGACACTGTCTACTAACGATAAACCCCCACAATGTGTCAAAACATGTTCGAACAGTATCTCGGTTCAAGTCTTTTAAGCTAATAACAGACTTAAGATCGTATTTAGAGAAACAAAATAAACTGTAAATTATGTAGTCTTTTTCTTCACGCTGATCATCGCTTAGGCCATCTCGACTCCAACTTAATTTCAACAATCTCTCCAAATACACTTGTTCAGTCCCTATAGCGCGGATTAAGTTGAGTGTATCTTTTGAATTTAAGTACGAGACAATTTTATCAAGCAACAAGTGATTAGTGGCTAACACAATTGCTGCAATTGTGGGCACCGATGCCTGTTGATAATAATATTCCGGTTCGAGTTCGTAAAAACCGCGGACCAAACAACGAGTCCAGCGTTTTTGCTTGCGTTTATTTTTATTTCGCATGTTATAGTCCAATAAATTTACTCAAATTTTGATAAAAATTCAATTTGTGTCGAACGTTTTTAATCTTTGATCCTCTTGAGAGGATAAAAGATCTTTGTTCTTATTTTCTGGGAGATGTTTGTTGAGGAACACGAGCCAAGTACGAAGCTTTTGTTTCGTTTGCGTGTTTAAAGATGCAAATATTTTCAGCTCTGTTTTTCAACACCACTCCAGAAGCGGTGGTTTTAACAACTTCAACTTTTTTGCATTTGTCACCAAAATTACACTCCTTCAAATCAGAGTACTGGTGAGCAAATCTGCAGTTGGATCCGTGAAAGCACTTCATATTTTTGACAAACGACATACAAAACCGTGTTGGCTTTTGAAGTAAAGCACACTGGTCAGCTGTCGGATGTTGAGTAACCGATGCATGAGGAACTCTCGCTTGTTGAGGATGAGTTTTTGCTTGTTGAGGATGAGTTTTTGCTTGTTGAGGATGAGTTTTTGCTTGTTGAGGATGAGCTCTAATTGAGTTGGGATTTTTCTTGTTCTTTTTCTTGTTGGTTTTTTTGATGGAAGGTGGGGGTAGCAACGCTCCATAATTTAAAACTCCATTGATGATACGTGCGTCTTCTTTGATAGTCTGCGTTTTTTCCCACCAGGTTGGAGGTTTGGTGGGCGACGCCTTGGGAGTTTTGGTTGGGCTCGTCATCCAAGGATACGGCTTCAAAACACGGTCTTGTTTAATACGCGACAGTTCGTATTCGCGCTCTTCTGCTTCTGGATCAAACGGCTCATAATCATCACCATCATTAAATTCTTCGTTTGTAAAAGGTTCATAATGATCATAAAAATCATCTTGATCGTCTTGATCGCCAATAAAAGAGTCGGCATCGTCGTAAAGAGTGTCAACTCGTTTGGCATAATCATCAATAATCATCGACATTTTTAATAGTTTATTATTTTTGGTTTTTTAAACAATTTTTGTTCATTTTTCTGAAAACTTGACTTTAACTGAAAAAATAAAGATGTCCAAACCCACAAAAAAAAATTATGCGTATTTAGTAACTGAAAGAGATGGTTATAAGGTGATTGGAGGGTGTGTGTTGTTTTTACTTGGAGTCCTTGTTTACAGAAAGCTTACGAGTCAAAAAGGAACATGGGGGAGAAATTTGTCTTTATCAACAATTTACAAACCAACATCCAAAAACAACCTAACATCATCTATTCCCTCTCAAGATTCAAAAGGAGAAGTTGAGTGTAGAAAGTTTCTAGAAACTTTTTTTCAAAGACCATTTCCAAAAACAAGACCAGATTTTTTGAAAAACGCGATCACAGGTAACAATTTAGAAATTGACTGTTTTAACGCAGATCTAAAACTGGGGGTCGAGTACAACGGAAAACAGCATTATACATTCTCGACATTTTTCCATAAAAACGTTGAAGCTTCCCTCAACCAAAAATACAGAGACGAACTAAAAAGACGTATGTGCAAAGACAACAACATTACATTAATAGAAGTTCCATATACACTGAAAATAGACGATATTGCGGCCTTTTTATATTTACAGCTTCAAAAAACGGGGTATGCTTAATTTTTAATGGTTTCAAACCATTAAAATTAAAATTTCTAATCTTCGTCGCTACTAACATTGATGCCGTTATCCAACTTGTTGACTGATAAGACCTTTCTGCTTTTCAATAAAGGTTTTGTGGGGATGTTAGGCTCCTCATCTTCATCTTCAGTAACTTTTGGCTCAGTGGTTTTGATGCCGTTATCCAACTTGTTGACTGATAAGACCTTTCTGCTTTTCAATAAAGGTCTTATGGGGATGTTAGGCTCCTCATCTTCATCTTCAGTAACAACTTTTGGCTCAGTGGTTTTGATGCCGTTATCCAACTTGTTGACTGATAAGACCTTTCTGCTTTTCAATAAAGGTTTTGTGGG